GAGGCCCAATGGCATGAACTACGCTGCGCTTGTAGTTGCGATTTCCGATTACACGGAGAACACCTTTCAAACGGTGGATGTAAACCTGTTCATTACACAGGCAGAGCAGCGCATCTACAATTCAGTGCAGTTCCCCTCGTTGCGTAAAAACGTGACGGGGACGTTGACGGCTAGTAATAAATACCTAGCTTGCCCAGATGATTTCCTTGCGCCATATTCTTTGGCTATTTTCCCGGTCGGTGGTGGGGATTACACATACTTGTTAAACAAAGATGTGAACTTCATGCGTGAAGCATACCCAAACCCAACTTCTACAGGGACGCCTAAATACTACGGTTTGTTTGGCCCCGCAGTTTCTGGCAGCACCATCAGTAACGAGTTGACGTTCATCCTCGGCCCGACACCGGATACAACCTATTCCGCTGAGTTGCACTACTACTATTACCCTGAGTCCATCACCACCGCTTCTAGTGGACAAACTTGGCTGGGCGACAACTTTGATTCCGTACTGCTGTACGGTTCTTTGGTTGAGGCTTACACCTACATGAAGGGTGAGCAGGACATGATGGGCCTATACAACCAAAAGTACATGGAAGCCCTTGCACTTGCCAAACGTCTGGGCGATGGCATGGAGCGCCAAGACGCATACCGTAATGGTCAATATAGGCAGGCGGTCACATGAGCATAGTTCAAACCCAGACCACCAGCTTCAAAAAGGAGTTGTACCAAGGCGTTCACGATCTATCTACGGACACGATCTACATTGCCTTGTACACGGCTGCGGCTGATTTGAACGCAGCAACTACGGTGTACTCCAGCACCAATGAAGTGTCTGCTACGGGCTACACGGCTGGCGGTCAAGTAATGACTGGGGTTTCCATCAACACGGACGGCTACACGGCCTACGTTAACTGGGCCAACGTGTCTTGGACTTCTGCTTTGACGGCCCGGTGCGCGTTAATTTATAACGTGACCCAAGGTAATAAATCGGTAGCTGTGCTGGACTTTGGTTCTGACAAAACGTCAACCACCACGTTTACAATTACGATGCCGTCAAATACCTCAACCACCGCACTTATTAGGAGTTCAAATTGATCGTTACTACTACCAAAGGCGATATGGACGATTCCTTGCTTGTCAAACAAGAAGGCTCCATAGATAATGAGAACGAACTTACAGTGTGGACTGAATACTGGCTGGACGGGGAGCTTGTCCATCGCTCCGCGCACGTTACTTTGAAACAAATGCCCGTTTTTGCGGGTGGCGATACTGCTTCTTTCTAAGGATGGTTAAGTGAAAACTACGCACAAATGCTCTGTTTGCAAGGAAGAAAAATCCTTGTCGGAGTTTCCTATGCGTAAAACACACCGTCCGGGGAAGCCTGTATCGCAGTGTACGGCTTGCCGCGTAGCGTATAACAAAGCATATAGAGCAAAAAACAAAGAAAAAGTTCTTGAAATTGAACGCAAGAGCAAGTTAAAAATGACCTACGGCATTACTGTAGGCCAGTATGATGCGTTGTTAGATAGGCAAGATGGAAAGTGTGCTATTTGTGCGGCTAAAAAACCGGGCGGTAGGACTAAAATGTTTTTTATCGACCACTGTCATAGCACAGGTAAAGTACGCGGTTTACTTTGTATGCGGTGTAATACTGGACTGGGTTTGTTTTTGGACAATCCAAAATTTCTTTTAAACGCAATTTCTTATCTTAAGGAGAACTCAGGTGAGTAATACCCAATCAATGTGCACTTCGTTCCTTGGTGAACTGATGACTGCAACCCACAATTTTGGCGCTTCACCAGTGCGTGCAGCAGCCACTGCTGACACGTTTAAAGCTGCGTTATATTTAGCATCTGCAACGCTTAACGCCTCCACCACGGTGTACTCTGCTACCGGTGAAGTATCTGGTACAGGCTATACAGCGGGCGGCGTAACAATTACAAATGCAACTGCTCCAACTTCAACCAATGCGTCTGCAACGGCAGGCGTTGGTTATTGGACTCCCTCTGCGTCTATTGTGTACACAACCGTTACGTTGACAACTTCGTTTGACACGGTGTTTATCTATAACTCTACGCAGTCAAACAAGGCCGTTAGCGTTCACACGTTTACTGCTCAGACCATTACTGCTGGCACGTTTACACTGACCATGCCATCCAACACCACGACAACAGCGTTGTTGCGTTTGGCTACAACCTAATAGCGGGGCGCGGCTAGTAGCCGTGTAGGCCATGTTCGGATTTTCCCCGTTCGCCGGAGCCCCATTTGGAGATACGGGGAGTACTACCTCCGCCCCTACTTCGGGGTGGGGAGCAGGAGCGTGGGGAGATGGGCCTTGGGGCATTTCGGATATATCTCTTGCGCTTACGGGTGTACAGGCATCAGGACAGGTCGGCACAGAAACAAGTGGAATTAGCCTCGCACTTAGCGGGGTATCCGCCACAGGAAGCACTGGAACAGTAACAGCATCACAGGCTATATCTGTCGCGCTTACTGGGGTATCCGCTTCTGGTAATGCTGGAACAGTAACCACTTCAGCCACGGCCTCACAAGCATTAACTGGGGTACAAGCAACTGGAAGCGCTGGAACGGTCACCACTTCTGCCGCAGTTTCACAGGCTTTAACAGGCGTAGCGGCTTCTGGTGTTTTGGGGATAGTAGAGTTAGGTGGAGTTTCTTTAGCTTTAACAGGCGTATCAGCCACGGGTAGTGCAGGAACAGTAACCGCATCAATAGTCGTATCACAAGCATTAACCGGGGTACAAGCAACCGGCAGCGCCGGGACAGTAACCACTTCAGCCACGGCTTCACAGGCATTAACTGGCGTTAGTGCAGCAGGATTAGTTGAGTCGGTAACTGCTTCAGCATCTCTTTCCATAGCTTTAACAGGGGTTCAAGCCGCCGGGTCAGTTGGATCGGTTACCACATCGTTTGTTATATCCCAAGCGTTAACTGGAGTACAGGCTCAAGGTGACAATGGCACAGTAGGCACTACAGCGGAAGCATCCCAAACCTTAACCGGGGTGCAGGCTGCTGGCTCTATAGGCACAGTAGGTACAAGTAGAATATTTGAAGTTGCGCTGACGGGTGTATCTGCCTCCGGCGCGGTGGGGGATGTCTCCAGAGAAATTGCAGTTTCTCTAACGGGAGTTTCGGCATCCGCCCTTGCAGGAACTGTAGGAACAAGTCAAAATGTTGTTCGTGCGCTTACCGGTGTGCAGGCTAACGGGCAAGTTAATGATGTCTACCCGCCGTGGACAATAATTGATGATAGCCAAAACCCGGATTGGCAAGCCATATCCAACGCACAAACTGCTGCTTGGCAAGTCATATCTGATGCACAAACTGCTAGTTGGCAACTAATTAACACATAGGTATATGTATGGCACTCATAATTGCTGACCGGGTACAAGAAACCACCACAGTCACCGGGACAGGTACTGCTACGCTTTTGGGTGCAGTTACTGGATTTCAGAGTTTCTCCGCCGTCGGGGATGGGAATTCAACGTATTACACAATTGCAGGGCAAAGCGGATCAGAGTGGGAGGTTGGAATTGGGACGTACACTGCATCCGGCACCACACTAGCGCGTACCACAGTAATAGCGTCCAGTAATTCTGGTTCACTTGTTACTTTTTCCGCAGGTACTAAGAACGTATTTTGTACATTACCGGCAGAACGGGCAACTACATTTGGCAGATCATTAATTTCATCCATTGTCTTTGGATACTAAGGAAACAGCATGGCAAATCCTAATTTAATTAACGCAAGCTCAATTTACGGCAGTACGTCCTATTTGATTCCAAGCACAACATCGGCGACAACATGGACTGCTCTTACTCCTGCCGCGGGCACGGTAAATAAAATTGATAATATTGTTGCTTCAAATGTAACAGCCTCAACTGCAACTGTAACCGTATCAATTAATAGTGCTGCTGCCGGGGGCGGCACTGCATACCGCCTTATTTACCAATTACCGGTTCCTATTAATGCCGCTGTTGTTATTGTTGATAAAAGCACGGCATTTTATTTAGGCGAAGCGCAATCTATTGTTGTAACAGTAGGAACTGCTTCTGCTATTGAACTCACCGCTTCCTACGAGGCGCTTACCTAATGTCCACGCAGTACAAGGGTTCTGTTCTTTCATCAACAGAACAACCCACTTCAAGTTCCGTTGCTCAAGGAATTTGGAATACCAGCGATGCAATGCAAGCACAAAAGGCGGGAACATGGCCCCTGATGAGTATTCCCGTTGAGTATTTAGTTCTAGCAGGTGGTGGAGCGGGCGCAGCAGGTAACTCAGGAAACGTTGGTAATGGTGGAGGCGGTGCGGGTGGTTTACTAACCAGTACTGCAAGTTTTATTCCAGCTACTGCTTATACCTTCACTGTAGGAGCAGGCGCAACAGGAACTGTTGCAGGTCTTGGAAATGTTGCATCAAACGGATTAAATTCAGTAATTTCTGGCACAGGAATTACCACAATAACCGCACTTGGTGGCGGCAGCGCAATGGGATATAGGGCAACCGCTGCATCTTCTAATTCTGGAGGTTCTGGCGGTGGTGGTTCATACAACACTGTTACGGCAGGAACAGGAACTGCTGGCCCTCCACGACAAGGCTATGATGGAGGTGCTGGTGTTGCTGCTGGAACTTATGCTGGCGGTGGAGGCGGCGGTGCTGGCGGAGCTGGAGCAGCAGGCTCTGTTAGTGGTAATGGTGGAATAGGTGTACAAAGTTCTATTACTGGAACAGCTATATATTATGGCGGCGGCGGTGGCGGCGGCGCATTAAGTGGAACAGCACCTACCGGTGGTTCTGGTGGCGGTGGCGCAGGCGGTCTTGCGGCAGCAGGTGTAGCGGGTACTGCTAACTTAGGTGGCGGCGGGGGCGGCGCAGCTAATGTTCTTTCAACAGGTGCAAATGGTGGTTCTGGTGTAATTATTATTGCGTACCCAGACACTTACCCAAGTGCTTCAGCGGCAAGCGCAGGACTTACTATTAATGGAAGTGCAGGCAATACAACCCCAGATACAGCATCTAGGTCGGGTTATAAAATATACAAAATTACCGCTGGTACTGGCACTATCACATGGTGAACAATAATGTCTATTAGATACAAAGGCTCTATTCTTTCATCTACAGCGCAAACTACTAGCTCTAGTAGTGCTAAAGGTATTTGGAAAAGATCTACTATCTTGCAAGCGTTAAAAGCAAGTGCATGGCCTTTGTTTTCAACTTCAGTTTCCGTTGATTACTTGGTTGTTGCTGGTGGCGGCAGTGGGGGTAGAGAAGGTTTTAACACTGGTACAGGTGGCGGTGGTGGCGCTGGCGGCTTGTTGACCAATACTGTTACGTTAAATCAGGGAACAGCCTACACAATTACCGTCGGGCCGGGTGGAACAGCGCCTGCTGGAGCAAGTGTTGGAAATAATGGCACAGCTTCTTCAATTGCCGGGACTGGTCTTACGACTATCTCAGCTACCGGAGGCGGGGGTGGCGGTGGTGGAGCGTCAGTTGCTACCGTTGGTAACGGCGGTTCTGGTGGTGGTGGTGGTAGCGCATCACAAGCTGGCGGCACAGGAACTGCTGGCCCCCCGCGCCAAGGCTATAACGGAGGTACTGCTACAGCTAATTTGGGCGGCTCAACTGCTGCCGCTGGTGGAGGTGGTTCAAGCGCTGTTGGTACAAACGGAGCATCAGGCGCAGGTGGTGCGGGCGGCGCTGGTACTGCATCTAGCTTATCTGGTTCCTCAGTAACTTACGCTGGAGGCGGGGGTGGCTCTGCTTACACCACAGCAGGCGCAGGTGGTGCTGGCGGCGGTGGTGCTGGTGGTAAATACAACACATCTGTTGGTGTAGCGGGAACAGCAAATACTGGCGGTGGAGGCGGGGGTGGCTCTAATGGGACAAATCCAAGTCCCGGCGCTGGCGGTTCGGGTGTTGTAATTCTCAGGGTTTTGCTTGCTGTTACGGCAACAGGCACAACTGGATCGCCTACTGTTACTACTGATGCGACTTATCGGTATTATAAATTTACTGGTAGCGGAACAATAACATTCTAATCATGGCACATTTTGCAAAACTTGGTGAAAATAATGTAGTGCTTGAAGTGCATTGCATCCATAACAACGAGTTATTGGTAGATGGCGTAGAGTCAGAAGCCAAAGGAATTGAGTTCTTAGTTACTTGGAGCGGCGGCTATCCGTTGTGGAAGCAGACCTCCTATAATGCTACCACCCGGAAAAACTATGCGGGTATTGGCTACACCTATGACTCAGACAGGGATGCTTTTATCCCGCCAACACCGTACCCTAGCTGGCTGCTTGACGAGCAAACCTGCCAGTGGAAACCCCCCACAGATTTCCCAAATGATGGTAAGATTTACCAGTGGGATGAATCGACAACATCTTGGAAAGAGATCCTATGACAGTCAATTATACAACCAACCTTGCGCTTGCCCAACCAGTAACTGGAACAGAATCCGGAACATGGGGCGATGATGTAAACAACGGGTTGACATCTTATTTGGATAATGCCATTGCGGGTACGGTGACGCTTACCAATGACGGCGCAGTCACTCTTTCTAATACCCAAGGCACAAGCTCTGCTACCAACATTGTCTCCAGCTTGACTGGCGCGGGTACAGTTTCAGCGCAGTTTGCCATTATTAAAGTAACCGGCACGCTGACTACTGCAAAGGTACTGACAGCCCCCTCAACCAGTAAAACATTTATTGTGGTTAATGCCGCTACCGGCAGCACCGTAACTATCAAGGCATCCGGACAGTCTGGTGTGTCCGTAGCAGTGGGCGAGTCTGCTACTGTGTACTTCAACGGCACAGACTACGTTAAGAGCGCAACCACTACGGCTGGCTCCGGAACGGTTACTTCAGTTGGCTGGACAGGCGGCATTGTTTCGGTTGCAACGGCTACCACCACCCCGGCGTTTACAATTGCAGGAACATCTGGCGGCGTCCCTTACTTTAATAGCGGAACTACTTGGGCAACATCGGCTGCATTAGCGGCAAGTGCGCTGGTAATCGGCGGCGGGGCTGGCGCAGCACCTGCCACAACAACTACCGGCACTGGCGTGGTGACTGCTTTGGGCGTGGCAGTTGGTTCTGCGGGTGCGTTTACTACTAACAATGCCGCCAATACTTTCACTGCCCTGCAAACCTTTTCCGGCTCAACCAGTGTGCTGGCAGTAGCGATGGCAAATGCAGGTGAGGTAGCGACAGTTTCTGCCACGGCGGCTACCGGCACGATTAACTATGACGTGACCACCCAAAGTGTCCTGTATTACACGACAAGCGCATCTGCCAACTGGACGGTTAACTTTCGTGGCTCGTCTGGCACCAGCCTTAATACTTTGATGGCAGTGGGCCAAAGCGTTACGGTAGCGTTTTTGGTCACCCAAGGCGCTACGGCCTACTACAACAACGTTGTAAACATTGACGGTACAGCAGTAACTCCTAAGTACCAAGGCGGCACCGCATGGGCTGCTGGCAATGCGTCGGGTATTGACTCTTACGTCTATACCATCATAAAGACAGCCAGTGCTACTTTCACTGTCTTGGCCTCACAGACCCAGTTCAAGTAAGGTTTAGCCATGCCAGTAATTAAAACTAAAGGCGCCGCATCCTCCCAAGGCTTTGGCGAGTTTGCTAAATCTGCTGCTGTTACCAATTACATTGAGGATGTGTTTTCAACGTACCTCTACACAGGCAACGGCACTACACAGACCATCACGAATGGCATTGACTTGTCTACTTATGGTGGGTTGGTTTGGACAAAAAGCCGATCGGCAGTAAAAGACAATGGAATGTGGGACACAGTTCGAGGTGCAGGAACTGGAAGTGGGTCACCAAATAATAAAACCATTAGTTCTAACGGCTTAAACCTTAGTGCTTTTTATTCGACTGATTATTTATCTGCATTCAATACAAACGGATTCAATGTAACTTATGGCGATGCCACTTACAGTGTGGCAAACCAAAGTGGAACTACTTACGCTGGGTGGTCATTTAGGAAGCAACCTAAATTTTTTGACATTCAAACCTGGACTGGTAACGGAACAGCAGGCAAAACAATTTCTCATAATTTAGGTTCAGTGCCTGGATGCATTATGGTGCTTTGCACTACTGCTAACTACTCTTGGTTTGTATACCACAGAAATGCAAATGCTGGTGGAAACACAACATCATTGATGCTTAATAGTACATCTGCGGCCGCAGATGATGGTAATGCTGGTATTCAAAATTTAACATCTACAACATTTGCTCTTGGTAGTGCGGGAGCAACTTCTACCAGACTTAATGATTCAGGGCAAACATACATCGCTTATATCTTTGCTCACAACGCTGGCGGGTTTGGCCTTACTGGTACAGACAATGTAATTACTTGTGGAAGTTTTACTACTGACGCAAGCGGCAGTGTGACAGTTAATCTTGGTTATGAGCCGCAATGGTTGTTAGTTAAAAATACTCAGCTAACTGAAAATTGGGTTGAGTTGGATAATATGAGAGGTTGGTCTTTTGCTTCTCAACAAAGGTTGTTTCCCAACTTAACAAATGCTGAACAATCGTTAGCAGGAAATTATGGAACGCCTACGGCAACGGGATTTAACTTTGTAAACGGATTAGGGAATAGTAACACCTACATCTACATTGCCATACGCCGTGGGCCAATGAAAACGCCTACAACAAGTACAAGTGTTTTTGGGCTTTCTGCTAGAACTGGAACTGGTGCAAACGCAACAGTAACCGGCGGTCAAACAGATGATTTGTTTATAAGTAAAAATAGAGCCTCTGGACCTGGAACTTTGTTTGCATCAAGATTAAGTGGAACTGTATATTTAACATCTAGTACAACAACAGGAGAAAATCCAACTGGAACAAATGTACTTCAAGCAAGCCCTTGGGACATTATGGATGGCGTTAAAGTTGGAACAACATCTAATCAAACAAATGCAAATGGACAAACATTTATAAATTATTTAGTTAAAAGAGCACCTAATTTTTTTGATGTTGTTTGTTATACGGGTACGGGAAGTGCTACTACTCAAACCCATAATTTAAATGTTGCACCTGAGTTAATAATTGTTAAAAGACGCAATTTGGCTAGCAATTGGATTGTTGGAGCAACTACAATTGGTTACTCAAATAAATTATATTTTAATTTAACAGACGCAAGCGCGGCAGATTCAACTGCATGGAATTCAACGAATCCAACTTCAAGTGTTTTTAGTCTTGGAACAAATACTGAATGCAATGCAGGAGCCTCTACTTACATTGCCTATTTGTTTGCCTCTTGTCCAGGTGTTTCTTCTGTCGGTACTTATACAGGAAATGGAACAACGCAAACTATTAATTGTGGATTTACTAGCGGCTCTAGGTTTGTAATGATTAAGCAAACCAATTCAACTGGCGGGTGGTATTTTTACGATACAGCCCGTGGAATGACAACATTGACAGACCCTTATTTGTTTTTTGATAGCACGGCGGGTGATGCTGCAACACTTGGCTCTGTAACAACCGTAACAACTGGTTTTGCGCTTGACGCTACGATTTTGGCTGCAATTAATACAAATGCCGCAACTTACATTTACATGGCAATAGCATAAGGACACATCATGGAAATCCGAATCAGAGAAACCGGCGCAGTGATGTTTGAGAGCGAGTTCCGCTCCTACCTGCAAGCCAACAATGGCCCGTCTTACGACACACTGACCCAAGAGGTGGCAGAGGCTTTAAGCGTGGATGTGGTGCTGGAAGGCCCGCAAGCCAGCCCCACGCGCTACCAAGTGGCCTACCGTGATGGCGTTGAGAAAATTGGCGGCGCTTGGCATACCAAATACAGCGTTGCAGATATGGACGCAGACGCTATTGCCGCCAAAGATGCAGAACAAGCAAAAGCCATGCGTGAGCAGCGTAATACCAAACTTTCTGACAGCGATTGGACGCAGTTGGCAGACAGTACGGCAGACAAAACGGCATGGGCAACCTACCGCCAAGCACTGCGTGATATATCAGCACAGTCAAGTTTCCCTTGGGACATTACTTGGCCTGACGCGCCCTAACAGGTGATTTGTGATCGACCCGATCACCGCTTTCGCCACAGCCCAAGCGGCGGTAAAAGGCGTCCAAGCCGCGATTAAGTTAGGCAAGGATATCCACGCCATCACTGGCGAGGCAATGAAATTTTTTGAGGCCAAGGATGTTGTCCAGAGGGCAGCGTCCAAGCCAAAGACAGGGTTTGCAGGGTCGGACACGGCGCAGGCGTTTGAGATAGTCATGCAAGCCAAGCGGCTGGATGACGCTGAGAAGGAGTTAAACCAGTGGTTGGTGCTTAATGGTCATGCAGATGTTTGGCAACAGTTGTTGATTACAAGAAATAACTTGATACAGCAGCGCAAGAAAGAAGAAATCTTGGCAGAGCAGCACGCTGCGGCTAAGAAAAAGGAGATGGACGAGTTTATTAACTGGCTCCTTGGCGGTGCAATAGCTATTTTGGTACTTGGTTTTGTCTTTTGGTGGTTAACAATTTTGCTGGAGAAACACTGATGATCCCCATAGTCGCATCTTTGCTTGGGACACTTGCCGAAAACGGTCTTGGCCTCCTGTCCTCTGCCCTCCAAGCCAAGGGCAAAGAAGTTGTTGAGAACACCTTTGGCATCAAAATCCCGGACTCTCCTACCCCCGAAGACGTTGCCAAACTGCGCCAGCTTCAGTATGACCACGAAGAGCGCCTGATTGAACTGGGCATCCAAAAAGCCCAAATGGAACTGGATACGCTAAAAGTTTTTGCTCAAGCAGTTCAAAACGAGGACAACAACGTATCTGATCGCTGGAAAGCAGACATGGGGTCTGATTCTTGGCTGTCTAAAAACATCCGACCTTTAAGCCTTGTAGCCATTTTTACGGGTTATTTTTTGTTTGCCATGATGTCAGCGTTTGGTTTAAACGCCAATCAAAGCTACGTCACCCTGCTTGGAAACTGGGGTATGCTCATCATGGGCGCTTATTTTGGTGGCAGAACCATTGAGAAACTGGCAGACATAAGGGGTGGAAAATGAGCCTATCGCAAGAACAAGCGGCATTTTTACTGGATATGTGCAAACTAATTCAGTACGCCACGGAGCAGGGCTTCGTGGTCACCGGAGGGGAACTGGCCCGCACGCCGGAGCAACAAGCCATTTACTTCAAGACCGGGCGGTCTAAAACGATGGACTCCATCCACCTGAAGCGCTGCGCCATTGACTTGAATTTCTTCAAGGATGGGAAGATAATATGGGACAAGGGGATTTTGGCCCCGCTAGGCGTGTATTGGGAAAGCCTGCACCCAAAAAACCGTTGGGGCGGCAATTTCAAATCGTTGGTTGATTGCCCGCATTTTGAAAGAAACGTGTAATGCCGTTACAAAAACTTGTCCTCAAGCCGGGGGTTAACCGGGAAAACACTCGGTACACCAACGAGAACGGCTGGTATGAGTCCGACAAGATTCGGTTTCGCCAAGGTACGCCTGAGAAAATTGGCGGCTGGGCGCGTATTTCTGGCAATACATTTATTGGCATTTGCCGTTCCCTTTGGAATTGGGTAACGCTGGCAGGGCAAAACCTAATGGGTGTTGGAACTACGTCCAAATTCTATATTGAAAATGGCGGGGCTTATTACGACATTACCCCAATCCGCGCAGAACATACGCTGACCAATCCATTTGCCACTGATACGGCTACCAACTCCGGTGGCTATACAACAGTAACTGTAACAGATGGTGCAGATGGATTTACTGATGGGGCTTATGTAACCTTTTATGGTGGCACTGCGGTTGGCGGGGTCACAGTACTTGGGGAATATGCGCTCACTCTTTTAACTGGTTCTACTTACACAATCCGTGTTTCGGGAACTGCATCTTCCTCCACAACAGGTGGTGGCACTGTCTACGCCGTGTACCAGATTAACCCGGGCGGTGCTACTTATGTACCGTCTGTTGGGTGGGGCGCTGGCGCTTGGGGTGGAGGGTACTGGGGGCTTGGAACCGTTACTCCTACCGCAGTAGAACCCATCCGTATTTGGAACCAAAATAACTTTGGGCAAAACCTTTTGTATGGCGTAGGTGGCGGGCCTTTGTATTATTGGGATGCCAATATTGGGTACTCAAACTCAACAGTAACAATGACAATTGCCACACCTTGTGTGGTTTCATGCAATTTAGGGCTTGTTGATCTCACTCCCATTACACTGGCTACCACTGGAGCTTTGCCAACGGGCTTACTGCCCGGAACAACATATTACGTTCGGTATGTCAGTAGCACATCATTTAATCTGTCGGCTACGCCTACTGGCGCTTTGATTAATACAACCGGTACGCAGTCTGGCGTACAAAGTATTTCCCCTCGCGGTGTTTTGGTTTCTACTCTGCCCGGTGCTGACGCTTACGTTCCTCTGTACCAAAATGTATTTACAGTATCTGATGCAAGCCGGTTTGTGTTGGTGTTTGGAACCAATGATTACGGCAGCACGGTGCTTGACCCCATGCTTATTCGGTGGTCGGATCAGGAGTCTTTGACAACTTGGTATCCGGCAATTACCAACCAAGCAGGCAGCGTCCGGCTATCCCACGGCTCTAAAATCGTAGCTGTTTTGCAAAGCCGACAAGAGATTTTGGTGTGGACAGACTCCACGCTTTACTCTCTGCAATACCTTGGCCCGCCGTATGTTTGGGGCAACCAGCTTCTTGCGGACAACGTGTCCCTTATTAGCCAGAACGCCCCTGTTATTGCTTCCGGTGTAACTTACTGGATGGGAGTGGACAAGTTCTACAAATACGACGGTCGCGTGCAAACGCTTAACTGCGATCTGCGCCAGTATGTTTACGGGGATATCAACCTCACCCAGTCGGTACAAGTGTTTGGTAGTACCAACGAGGGATTTAACGAGGCTTGGTGGTTCTACTGTTCGGCAGAAAGTAATGTGATCGACAAGTACGTCATCTACAACTACGTTGAAAACGCTTGGTACTACGGCACTATGGGCCGCACGGCATGGATTGATACCGGCCTGCGTAATAACCCTGTGGCGGCAACCTACTCCTATAACCTTGTAAATCACGAGTCTGGCGTGGATGACAACACCAACGGAACCCCAGCAGCAATT